TTGGCCAGGAAGCCTGCAACGGCCGCCAGGAGGGTGGAGAGGATCTTCTTCATGATGTCGATTTCCTTGTCTGGAGGGTGGTTGCGACGAGTCAGGCGTGCTCGTGGTACTTGCTGTGCAGCTTGTTCAGGCCTGCCAGCGTCAGCTTCGGGCGAGAGCCCGGAGCGATCAAGCCCGCGTTCGGCAGGCGGTGCGCGTCCTGGGTGCCCGCGCTGTTGTTGAGGAGGCGCTTGGCGCCAGCTGCTGCACGGAACGTCGTGGCCACAGAGACGCAGGATGCCTTCTGCGGGTCGAAGCTGCCGCCAATGGCGTTCAGCAGCGCTGCGCCGTCGGTCGCGGCGGCCAGGTTGCCAAGCACGCCGCGGCGCAGCGAGCACATCTGGTCCATCGTGGCCTTGCGCTTGGCCTTCGAGTCAAAGGTCGGGAGCCGGAAGCCGGGGACCAGCACTTCGGCGTCGGAGAGCACCGCCTTGAAGGAGGTTTCCAGCGCGGCGGAGTCGTTGGTCTTGCTGGCCATCGCAGCCTGCACCTCGTCTGGCATGCCGTCTTCGACCTTGACGTCGTCGGCACCGGCCAGGGCGTTGCCGCCTGCGGGGCCGTCAACCTCCTTGCCTGCGGGGCCGTCGCCGTTGGCGCCAGCGCCGGGGACTGCGCCGCCTTCGTCGCCCGTGCCGCCAGCGCCGGTGAGCTTGGAGAGCAGCGCCTTGATCTCGCCGATGCTGGTCTCGAGCTGTTGGAAGCGTGCTTCCACAGGGTCGTCCTGGGTGTTGGCAACATCGGCCGGGCCAGCGTCTGCACCAGCTTCGCCGGAGGTGTGCACGTGGATGTGGGTGTCGCCACCGCTGCCCTCGCCGCCATCTTCGTCGCCAGCGGCCAAGGCTTCAGGCAGGGCCTGCGCCATCTCTTCGCCTGCGTCGCCGAACAGCTTGCGGATGCGATCTGCGACTTTCATGCGCAGAGCAGCCTTGGTCGGCCGGGTGTTCTTGGTTGTCATGCTTTGCAGCTCCTTGGGTTGATGGTCGCCTATCGCGCAGCGCGGGCCGCAGCGACCCCGTTCGACAAGGGCGACGTGATTGCCGATGATGTTGGTCTGACGACCCGTTCCAGGTCCAGTTTGTTCGTAGTCAGCTTCGTATCCGGCAGAAACTTCACGCTTTCCCTCGTCGACATCTCGGATCGCCGATGCGTCGGTGATCAACAGATCCGCGAGCATCACATCCGAATCATCGCCGACACCGCGACGCGGATTCAGCACAATGCCAATCGCCAGATCTTTCCAGTTGGCGGGGTTGACGTCTTCGTCGGGGTGGTCATCGACGACAGGCTTGCCGACGTAGCTGGCGAGCGCCTTGTCGTCGAACAGATCCTTCTCGCCGCGCATCACGTGCACGAGCCCGTCGGCGCCCGTTTCCAGCGGCACCTCCCCGGCGCCGTAGACCATCGTGCCGACGCGCGCCACAGGCACGTCCATGCACAGCAGGAAGCCTTCCGGGGTCTTGGCGCGCTTGGGGCCGATCTTCTCGGACACGAACACGTCAGAGTGCTCCCGGTCAACGGTGCGATACCGCTGCCTTGTGAGTAGTCTGGCCAGCAGCTTGTTGATCACGAGCATGGGGTCATTGATCCGGGAAGATTGGTTCTGCGAAGCATCTGCAGTTCGGCAAGGTGCCTGCGTGCCCGATCATGTTGTCCAGCTTCGGCGGGACCGACCAGCGAACGTAAACACCTTCCATTCGAGAGTGCGATTCTCGCACATCTGCATCCTCTGATGTCCGCCATACGTATCCGTCGCTGCCGGCATACTGAGAACGGGCTTGCACGAGGTTGGAGCTTACCCGGGCAACCTCGGTCCGGGCGATGAGCTTGGCGCGCGACTCCGTGATCTCCCCGGTGGCGTATATCTGAGCCGCGATCTCCTTGGCGCGCGCCGACGAGACGAGCGCTTCCTGGGACAGCAAATGGACGCGCTCTGCGGCATCTAGTGGGAGCGAGGTGATGAGCTTGACCTGCTCCTGTTGCAGCTTGCTCAGGATGGCGCCTGTGGGTGCTTTGCTGATCTCGAGGGACAGCTCGCGCCCGATCTCCGCGTTGCGCTGGCGCCACATCGACTTGTCGCGCATCGCCACATCGGCGACCATGACCTTGGAGACGGACGCCGCCCACGGCTCGATGAGCTTGGCGTAGCCTTGCAGCGCCGTGACGATGGCGTGAGCGCTCTCTGTCGAGCCGTCGGGCGCCATGCCGCGCACGATCATCCCCACCTGCTTCGCGACGGCCCGCAACCGGGCGACGTAGCCTGACTCAGCGGCACGGCTGCGCGCCCACTTGAGGCGGGCTGCGCGGCGGAGGGGTTTGTTGCGGGGCATTTCAGCTTCCGATGCCGAACGCCTTGAGCACGGAAGCTTTGTCTGCTTTCATGTGCGCTCCGAACTTCTCGCCAGACTTTTCGACCCAAAGCTCGGTCGTTCCCCCGGAGCCCTTGACGGCAGCGACTTGGCGACCTTGGGCGTTCAAGGCGTCCACCAGCGCCGGGATGTTGTGGGTCTTCGAGATGCCGGAGATGATCGCCGTTCCGGCGCCCAGGCCGCTGCCGACATGGCTGGCTCCGAGATGCGCGAGCATGTTCTTGTTGGTGAGCGCCTTCGGAGGCGCTTCCGCCTGCCCTTTGTGGCCTGCTTCATGCGCTGCTGCGACGTTGGCGTAATGCGAGGCGTGCGCGTGCATCTCTTCCGCACGCGCCGTGTTGCCCGCGGCATGCGCCTTCTGAGCGAGGCCGAGCCCGCGCGCAGCGACGGCGTGTGCGGACGCAGCATTCGCAGCGTTTGGATCGGACTTCGCGTTCTCGGCGTGCTTCGCGCTTGCTGCGGAATGGCTTTCCACGGTGCCGCCTCCGCCGGTCGACGAGAACTTCCCGTGGTCGCGCTTGTGCTTCGACTCGTCGAATCCGGCATCACGGGCCGGGGCGCGATGAATGTAGATGTGAATGTGCTTGGTCACTGTGCGACTCCTGGAGGAAGAGCGGGCGGTTGTTGCGGAGGAACAGGCTTGCCCGTCGCTGGGTCGATCTGCGGCAAGCCTTCCGACGGATCCTGCACATCGTCATCCGCCAGCGTGATCTGGTCCTGGGTGATGTTGGTGAACACCCCGGTGCGACGCGAGGACTGGCGCAGCTCCTTGAGCGCGGTCTTGCGGCCGATGATCCCGCCGTCCACAGCGGCCTGGATGGTGGCGCCGGTCTTGGAGGCGACCTCAGACTTCTGTGTGTCGTCCATCTCCCACAGAGACCGGAAGTCGATGCCGAAGTTGGGCGGGAGCTGGATGCTCTTGGAGGCGGCGATGAGCTTGTAGATCTTGGTCATGCCGTCGTGCAGGACCTTCATCTGTTGCTGGTTGATCCCGTCGTAGTAGAGCCGGATGTCGGACTCGCCCGTGGAGTTGAGTCCGCTGGGCGATTGGCCGAACAGCCGCACCAGCGGGATCTGCAACGCGCCGGAGAGCTGCTGCCCGAACTGCACCAAGGCGTCCGACAAGCCCGAGAAGGCGGTCGTGCCTTGCTGCTCGAACGTGTCCTCCGCGTCGATCATCGTCATGCCCTCGATGCCCTGGAACTGGCGCATCTGGGAGACGTAGCTGGCGAGCCCCTCCATGGCCGCGCCGCCCATCGCAACGACCTCGCGCAGCCCCTTCACGGACAGGGTGCGCAGGTACGACTTGTAGACCAATTGTGCCGCGCCGGTGCTGGCCGAGTCGAACGCGATCATGCGGTCGTAGAGTCGCTCGATGACGGAGATGCCCCAGAGGTTCTCCTGCAGCTTCTGTTGGTACGGCAGCTCGATGCCCACCGGCCGGAACATGACGCGGCTGTGGTGGATGGCGCAGTCGCGCAGCGCCGGGGCGTTGGCTTGGACGCGGTAGTACTTCGGCAATCCGAGGTGCGGCCCGAAGCTCGTGACCAGGTCTTCGAGTGTCGGCTCCACCATCCATCGGTCCAGCGCCAGCAGTCCCTTGAACTGATTTGGGCCGACCGTCTCCAGGCGCAGCGGTTCGCGCATGTCCTGGCCGTCGATCAGCGCGACGCAGATGGCGCCGCCGTAGAGGCGACCCCACTTGATGGTGCTGTTGGTGGCGTCCCACACACCCATGCTGACGGCCGTGCGGGTGAGCGCCTCCTCGTCGTCCGGAGGCATCTCGCAGACGAACTCGATGCCCGCCCGCGTCATGTCGTCAGCAACCATGTCGACAGCCACACCGCCGAGCCAAGACCCACGGTGGATCCACTCCAGCAGCGTGCGGTTGCGCGTGATCGGGTTGAAGCCGTAGCTGCCCGCGCTCAGTGGCGAGTCAGCGCCGATTCCGAGCTTGTGTGCGAAGTTGACGAAGCTGTCCAGCGTCGACACGCCAGCCTTCTGCGCCGGGAGCTTGGCGCGGAGCTTGGCGTCCGCGGACTGGGCGCGCTTGGCGACTTGGACGATGGAGGTTTTGCGGGACATCGGTTACTTCTTGACGCTGGCGCGATGCTGCGCCGCCTTGGCGAGACAGTCCGCCTTGTCCTCTGGTCGTTTGCTGCCCGCTGCCAAGCGCTCGAAATGCTTCGCATTCGCTTCTGCGCGTTCGGCGGTGACGGTCGAGGTGTTGTTGTGAGGGACGCCTCCCTCCATCGATGTTTTGTGGCTGATCGGGTCGACCTTCATGGCAGGATTGTTCGTCTGATTCAGCGGGGTCGCCTTCATCGTTGCGACGTTCTTCTCGGCTTCTGCCGCGACATTGGCGTGCATTTTCGCCATCTCGCGATGACTCTTTGCTTCTCCGTGATGGCCCATCTGCGCACGCCCCTATGCTTTGCGCAAATAGCTGGCCGCGGCGCTGTGATTCTTTGCCGCCGCGGCATGTTGTTGGTATTGAGCGGTGCTGTTTGCTTTTCCTGCCGCAACGGCGTGTTCTGCGCTCTTGGCCTCATGGTGCGCCGCATTGCCGGAGCCTGTCGTGAACTGGCCATTGCTCGGGTCGTGCGCTGCGCCTGCGTCGCGAGCTGCGCCGCGGTGGATGTGAATGTGGATGTGGCGGGCCATGGCGTCCTCAGAGGTAGGGCAAGTTTGTGACCTCGAAG